ACATCGCCCCAGAGGTCAAGCTGATTATGATGCTCGGTGGCTCTGCTATGATGTTCCATCTTACCAATAGTATGTTCAAATCGGTGATGCCCAATATGAACGATGTCATGAAGCAGAACCCCGATCTCATCAAGAGTATGATGAGTGCTGTTCAAAACACAACTCGCAATACGGGTGGTCCAGCGGTTGATGCACCTGTGGGTGGTTCGGGGCAATACGAGATGCAGGGTCCTGGACTCGACATTTCAAGTCTCATGGGTGGGATTTCTATGCCACCCCCACCACCAATGAACACTAACTTGGGAACACAGGGTACCATCCGTGAGGAGGATGACGATGATGATGTTTCCGATATTATGTCCATTTCCGGTGATTCAACTGGGGGTGAGCTCAGACAAGTAAATGTTAACTCTTCTAAACCCAAAAGGACGAGACGAAAGAAGAAGACTGAAATTAATCTCTAAATATATATAAATGATAGCGTACTGTCCACTGGAGGAACTGAATCCTCCAGTCAAACAGCAAAAGCCAATCGTGGAACTCGAAGTCGAGGAAGATAAACCAACGATTGGCCGTGAAGAAACTGAACTCAATTATGTCGTCATGGCTTTCATTGTCGGTGTGATTGCTCTAGCCGTCTCTGATTCCATCAGGGCATAATTACTTTTTTATCTACCGCAGGGTTTTCCCTTGTAGTAAATTTAATATGTGTACTCGAAACCTGAACCACCCAGATTCGTGTTACCACCACCTCCGTTATCTAAGGTCACACTAGGACTGTTACCTATGTTATGTGTAAAGTGTTTTACTCCACCACCAACCCCAGATACAACTTCCACGAAAATATCATATGTGTAGTTTCTACCAGTTTGACCGGTCGACACACCACTCGGATAAAATTTCCCGTCGGTGATGTATGGTGCGATCTGTACTGAGCGTGTCCCTGTCACCACAGCGGAACTCCATGGATACAAATTCAGACCACTGAACATATTTTTAGTACCAATAGCTATGTCAACATTCGGGGCTGTTCCGTCGTGTGTACCACCTTGTACTTCAAGTATCATGGTACTTACGTTGTCGACATCACTCGTCTCTCTCAATTGAGCGACAATCTTAGCGTAAAATGTTTGGGGTTGGAAGGTTATTTGTACATCTTGACCATTAGTCGTCACGATTGAAAAGGTTTTAGAATATCTCTTACATGCGACTTCATTCGAACCTGAGATAAAGCCACCACCGACATGAAGTGCTGTGTTCGCGGTTGCCTCACCGAGATCGACGGCGACTTGGTTACCCAGATCGATCTTACCATCGATCGAGAGATCACCCGTGATTTCCAAGTTACTGTTTATGATCATCTCATTCGAATATGGGTCGATATACACGTTACCTGAAACGTTACCGTAAATACTGGAGACACCCCCAGTTGTTTTAAATTCTAAGATGGCATTACTCGTTGGATGTTCGATGCGAGTTGTACCGCCGTATACTGTAAAGTGTTCACTCGGGTTTACAGTTCCGATACCCACATTACCAGAATCAATTATATGAATACCATCAACTTCAACGCTATTTTTGACCGCACCTAAGACTGTGCCATGTATTGAGTGCTGTGTGTTACTGAAACCCCTCACATACCCTCCATAGTTATCGTTTGTATTCAAACTGACACCTATTTTGTTATTGGTTCCCGGACTTTGTAATTTAAGAACATCTATGTCTGTTGTGACACCGGAGTAGATGTGCACATTTGTATCCGGTGCGTTGGTCCCTATCCCCACGAGTCCTGTATTCTTAATTCGTATAGCTTCAGTCGCGTTTAATTCAGACGTACCAACTGTAGCTTTATTTTGAAATCTCATATCAACAGTTCCAATGGTCTCAAAACGAGCACCATCACTTAAAGCGAAGATGTCTAGGTTACCGAAATTGACTTTTTGACCACCAGCGAATTCGATACCACCATTTACAAACAACTGTGTTGTCGCGGTTTGTTGGATTTTACTTTCGTCAGATGTTCCTATCAAAACCTTACCCTGCGCAGATAAGAACATAGTCGGCTTAAGTAAACTTGAAGTACCAGCTTCCATATCGACCTTAGCTGCTTCATTCAATTCAGGTTCACTATACGTCTGAAATACTTGTTGCGATCCAACAAATCGTAGTTGATCTGGGCCAGCAGCACCGGGACCTTCATTACCTTTAAAAATTAACAGTTCTGATATGTCTGTACTAACCAGTCGTTCTTTGATAAAAGTATTACTAAATCCATCAGAAACTAGCCCACCAAAATAGAGTTCGTTACCAATCACAACATTACCATTTACTTCCAATTTAGCCCTAGGTGCGTCTGTACCAATTCCCATATTACCAAAAGTACCATCAATAAAGATCCGACTTGTCGTTGAATCATTAATCACATCAGGATTTTTAGTAAGTCTGAAGTCGCCATCAGTTCCTGTTATACCCATAGAATAGCCGCGAAGATTACCATTGTCAGCTTGAATAAACGAAGCAAACGAGTTTGAACTTGTACTATCAGCCCTCATAGCTACGATGGCGTCATCTGCGATATCACCAATCTTTTCACTATGTACGAGAAGACCGTTAGTTACCGAATTTCCTATTCCAGTTGTGATGATTTCTAAATGTGACGCTGGTGTTGTTGTACCAATTCCCACGCGCTTATTACTTCGCCACGTCATCACATTATTCATGGTGTTATAATCATCTCCCGCCAGAGAGAGATTCAATTGAGAACGAGCTGTCCCTGAAACGGTTCCATGTTTCCCCATCTGGAAGAGACCTCGAACACCATGTTGGCCATCTATACCACCTTCACGCGTGAGTTGCATGACATTTTTGAAATCGGATGAACTCGTAATTGGTGAAGTGTTGGTAACTACCAGTGGAGTCCCGAGGTGACTCACTCCGTTTCGATTAACAACTTGATCATTAATAAAGGCTGTGCCACCAGATACATGAAAACGCCCTTGAGGTACCGAAGTACCCACACCAACATTACTCGTTTCTAAAACGGTCAGTGCTGGTGTACCCATGGAGGCGGTCGTACTCGCAAAAAAGTTGATACCTTTACCACTCCCAACGATATTTTCGATTCGAGTTTCTTTCGTCACCGGACTCGTGAATATCTTCATATTTGTCTCTGTATTACCAAATATGGCCGCGTTACTACCATTGATTTTGAGATTACCATCAATGGTTAAATGTTCACTGGGTTCTGTATTAGATATACCAACATATCCATTAGATGCTATGCGTATTCTCTCAGTATTTTTGGTAAAGAATCGGATATTTTGACCACTGGCTGAAGTTTTAGCGCCATATATCTCAATCGCACTTATGTTTGCCGTGAGTGGTCCAGATTTGAGCACTACAGCATTTGAAACGGAGTCACCATCATCTGTATCGGCGTGAACGAGCACGTTCGCGGTAGACGTAATTCCTGAATCACCTTCAACCTCGATGAAATCTTGTACACGAATAGATTGCGTGATGAGACGATTTGTCACTGTATTACCTAGAATTGTTAAGGTATTCGCTGCGTTGGGAGATGTGTTTATGAAAAATTCATCACCAACTGAGAATGTATCAGTTGGATTTGTGTTAGCTATACCCGTCGGTGTGTTACCAGTTGTTTGAATACTATGGGCTTGAATAGTGGATGTCACCACCATCGGTATCGCCGCATCTGCATCTAATGTGATGAGACTACCCACAGTGAGTCCGTCATCACCTATTCTCATACCCTTAAAATACCCATATCCATTGGCATGTAAAACATTCGCAGATGATGTTGCGGTATCATTTATGTATACATTCGAACCTACGGAAAGACTATAATCTGGTGACGTGTTGGCTATACCCACATTATTTTGTGTGTATAATTCTCCAAAAATATGAAGATTCGTTGTAGTCGCTGGATCGATCGTAAAGTTTTGGTCGAGAGGTCCACCGAATGTACGACCTAATTTCATAGTGTCGTCACTTTGCGTGTACCCGAAAAACACATTAGCGTCTCCAGCCTTTTGAACCATTAATGTAGCCATATCATACGTTCCGTCATTTCCGGAGAATGCACCAAGATTCGCGGGGTCGGTGGCCATTTGAATGACGGCATTTGATATGACAAGACTGTTCACTTGTAAATAATCTGGAATTTCTGTAATTGCGAGATTACCACTAATACTTACATTACCTGTAATGTGGAGTTCTCCATTTTCTATTACAACATTACCATTTTTGAATGTGGCGACATCAGAACCAGGATTAGATTCTGTACCCACTGTTAACGATGTTCCTACAGTCGCGTTTGTTGTAAAGGTATTACCGGTAACATGTAGAACATTTGAATCACTGTTATTTATCTTGATTTTATCTGCTAATTCAAGTTGATTTGTTAATATCAGATTATATGTGAGAACGTTACCGTTAACTGTGACGAGATCACGATTACCGACACCTATAAAAAATTCTTGGTTATCACCAACTTGAAAATCATGTAGGGGGGTAGTAGTTTTAACACCAATTTTATCACTTACATTCATACGCGCCGTCTTAATAGTTTTAGAGACGTCCAAAATGATTTCTTGACCACTTTGCATAAAGAGATCAGCACCGATAGAGAAACTTTTTGTTGGGGCTGTATTCGCAATACCTATACGATCGACCACAATCTCATCAGCTTCAATCTCACTTGTAATAATACTTCGAACTGTGGTGAGAATATCCTGCTCTGTGGGATCAGCGTCCATATTCGACACGAAAATATGATCGAAACGAACAGTTCTACCCATCTATACATTAACTACCGAATAAAATTCCTGCTAAACCATCCTTGATTCTCAACACGTTATAATTTACGGCGTATACAAATAGTCCCTGGTTATCTGGTCTATTTAAACCCTTCTCTGCGCCTCTGATGGTTAACTTGGCGTTATCGAGCCGACTGAAATTACAAGAACCAGATGGATTATAGTCTGATGCGTTCATACAGAAGTGATAGGCGAAAAATCGAGTATACATTAATACCTGACTTTCAGCGATAAAATCAGACGTTCCGAATGATGATTTATAATAGTTTTGAACGGTATGGAAGTACATAGGACTCATCTGTTCGAGTAGAGGTATCCCGTTTATTTGTAATTCAGCACTCTTAAATGTAAAACGATCATTTGCGAAATCGTCACTATTTGCACCAAATCCAAAGAATAATGATTTAACTGGGTGATTAAAAGCGGATATATCACAGACATTTTCATTACTAGCCAATGTGTTATCTATCGTAGTTGTGAGAGGGAATTCTATCTTTTGAACTTGAGTAATCACAAAATCCAGTGATCGACTAACAAGTGATTCTCTCTCATCTCGATCTAGATATATATAGTTTCCATACATTTTAGCAGTCTTATCGTCGGCTCCTATAGTAGCTAAGTTTGCTTCATCAAAATTAATTCGTATTTCAACTTCATGATTTTGAAGTGCTACGAGAGGTAAAAATGCTTTATGATCACAGAAAAAGAAATGAAGTGGAACAAATGTAAAGTTGGATGTTGAAGTTTTGTTATTAAGTTCTTGTGTTTTATTCCAAGTGTCAGCTAAATAATTTGGCCATATGTCACCAAAGTAATCATATGGCTGTGAATCTATTTTTTGACCGCCTATAAAGAGATCTATTGTGGAATTGTAAAACAAGTTTGATGCGATATTCGCGTTAGAGTTTAGAGAACTCGATTCAAACCATAACCCATTAATAATATCACCTAAAACGGGAATTTTAATAGACGTATCTTTGGCTGAAATATTTTTAATGTATTTGGGTGCTTGAGAAAAGTTTGTATGTCTCGTAAACTTCATCCGGAAAAATGAATGTCCATCGTCACTAGTCAAGTAGACATCTTGTATTCCCTTGGATACCAATTGTATTAATGCACCCGACATTTAATAGATGTTCAGATTATAAAAACAGACACTTTCCCTGAGGGAAGTCACTCTTGTTTTCTTCCACAACCTTTCCGCGGATATTGAAACCACCTTGTCTGTATACCTTCATTCGCTTGTAATACATTGCTGTGAAGATCGACCAAGGGTCGTGTACGTCGTATATATGAGGATCATTCTTCTTCCCTTTGGTTTCTCTCATAATACGCCCAATACTTTGAGTGATGTCAGACTTGGGACTGGCTAAGATAACTGTATCGAGTGTTGGGATATCTAGACCCTCATGGGCTTGGCTGAATGTTGCGAAGATGATCTTCTTCTTTGAAGATTCCTGGAGAGCGGCTTCTTTCATACCACCCATATAGAGTCCTGAAGTTTTAGGAAAACATTGATGAAGAAATTCACAATGAAGACGGCGATCACTGAGAACTAAAAGTTGTCGAGTACCCGCCGATGCCTTTTTTACCAATTCTACGAGCATCTTGTTTCTTTGACGATCTTCAACTAGATGTGTAATCATATTTGGCATTGAAATCTTTCCGTTCCTCATAGAGGGTGGAGGGTTTCTATAATTCGGTGAATCGAAAGTCACTGAAAAAACCTCAACTTGTCCCTGATTCTTTCTCTCAACTGCAAAGAATGTTGGACCCATAAACCAATGAAGCACTTTAGTGAGACCATCCTTTCTTTCGGGTGTCGCTGAAAGTCCAAAGATGTGCTTGGGGCACATTTTAAATAAACTCTGACTAAATACTTTTGCACAAATATGATGCGCCTCATCTACTATGAGGGTTCCTATACTCTCAAAATCTGAAAATGAATATTCTTTGAGTGAAAGTGATTGGAGCATCGCGATTACAAAGTCACACTCAACTTCTTTCTTATCTTGTTGTACCACACCAATCGTGGCACCTGGACAAAACTGTTGAATTCTTTCTCGCCACTGATCTGCTAAGAACTGTTTATGTACGACAATCATGGTCCTGTAACCCAACTTACACGCTATGGCCAAGGATACCGTCGTCTTGCCATACCCACATGGTAAAGAAAGGACGCCATGCCCTGCTTTAATTGCTGCTCGAAGTGCGTCGTTTTGGTGGGTGGAATCCCTAAGCTGTCCGACAAACTTGGTGTTGATACGAGTGGGCTCAGGTCTCTTATCCTCCTCAGGTTCCCCAAGTTTAGCAGTTCCGTAGAATCTTGGAACGCAGACTCCATTCTTAGCTGGTCTGAAAACCTTGAAAGGTGGTGGAGGGAATCCGTAATCCCCATTGACTACAGGTCTTACCGTAAGTTCTTTTTTAATTTCTTGGATTGGACCCGTGTCAATAATGTATCCGGTTCTTGTGAGAACCGTCATACTCTATTTATTTAAAGATGTGAAACTTTATATAGATATAAAAATGCCCACTTTAGACGTTGAAGAGAATATTAACAAGCTTCGTGTGAACATTGAACAGATGACTCAAGAAGTGTTCAGGCTTCAGGGTATGCTCCAGACTTTTGAAGGATTCAAGAAGGGTGGTCTCAAGACAATTGAACTCCCCCAAGATCCCAATCAAGCCCCGGTGGAAGAGGAAGAACTCGAGAGTATCCAAGAGAAGCCCGAATAATTACCAACATTCCATACACCCTTGAAGTCCACCACAACTTCAACTTCATCACCCTTTATTAGAGACTGAATGGGACGTCCTTTGACTTCACACATCACTCTCCTATAACGGAACGGCACTTTGACTGTGAGCACTTTACCATCGAGGGGGTTGTCGATGTTTTGATTCACAAGGAGATGTGATTTATTTGTATGCATTCGTTCTATAATTTCCGAGACATTTGCAGGAATTATATAACGGATATACTTTTTACTATTAAATTCAAGCATAGGTTCGTACACCTGTGCTATGAACTTCATCTACGATATACTAAGACTAAAACTATAAGTATAAGTAACAAAACTGTATACAATAAAAACCGGGAAAGAGGTAAAGGTTTCAGTGGTTTTCGACTGCCGAAAATTTCATGACTCAAAGACCGAGATACTTCTATAGCTGCCTCTATGCTCGAATATGGTGTGTTTCGTGGCGACATCATACCACACATCGCAACCGTGGGACATTTTCCAAAGAATGGGAGCTGACCATAGAGACTGAGAACCCCAGAGGATTGTGAAAAGTCCCAACTTTTACCATTCCATTCCGCACCCCAACCAATCCGTATATCAATGGGTTCAGGTAAACCAAGTTGTTTGAGAACCTCTTGTTTTATCATATCTGGGTTAGAACTTATACATTCTCTGTAAGTTACATATAACACAGATATTGTGTAGTACAAATAATACCTTAGTGTAAGTCCCATTCTGTAGTACTCACTATTTCCAATCTGTTTCAATATGGTTTCCTAT